ACCAGTTTGAGTCTGCATCATCCCATATACAAGTCAATGACCCTCTATTTCCAATCGTAACAGAAGATACTCCAGCAAAAATTGAACCATTCGGAGTAACAGTTACGCTATTTGATGTTCTATTTGTAAATACTTTCAATTCTCCACTAACTGTTCCTTTTTGCAAAGTCAACTCTAGAGTTCCGCTTGTCTTATTGCATATAACATGAGAAACGGTTTCATCTACGTTACCATTATCTGTATCAACAAGAGCAGAGCTATTGCCTCCAATACTAAGGAGAGCTAGCTTATTGATAGTGACTGCACCGGTAGTTCCTGGTTTTCCTGAGAGTTCAAGGTTTACAGCCGAATCTGTTATTCCATCTGCTTTGATAAATGGATATCCGCTACTATCAGAATTTCCAACTGTAATTTCTCGAGATGCTCCATCAGAAGGAGAAAGTTTTATGATTTCATTTCCATTACTATCTAAAATCTCAGTGGATATCTTAGGATTAGTGATAGTAGGACTTGTAAGAGTTTTATTCGTTAAAGTTTGAGTGGCAACATCAACAACTAAGTCTCCGCTGGCATTTGGCAATCTTAGATTTCTATCTGCAGTAGCATTTTCTGCTATCAACCTAGTTTCATAATCATCAGTAGAAGAACCTTCAAATACTACTGCACTGTCTTCAAGCGTTACTTGTGTTGAAAGCGCGTCTTGATCTCCGCCTAAACGAGTATATATCTCAACAAAATTTTCGTTGATTTTTATTCCAGCTTGACGTAAAGTATCTCCAGTTCCGTCGTTAGCTGTGGTTCCAACACTAATGTTTTGTCTTGCCATCTGTTTACCTATTCGAATAAGTCATCTTGTATTTATATCAAAATGTAAAGCTGTTTGCTGAATCACTATAACTAGAATAATGATTGTTATCCATTGTTTCAAAGTTAAGTGAAAAATCTGGACCAATAGAGTCAGCACTATCATCAAATTTAAATGAATTTGGAGACATCCATTCGGCTATACTTCTGTATGCTCCGTTTAAAGCTAGAATATCAGAGCTTGCTGCATCATAATCATTTAAGATATCTGGAGAACTCAATCTAGCTCTATAAAGTACTCCATTCTCATCAATCAATGCAATCATTTCAGTAGTAGGAATGTCATACGAAATGCTCGCTGTACCAGCTATCAGTAAAGCTTCACCAGAATCTAGAGGAGAAGGTGCTTCTTGAGGAACCGGTACAGAGTTTCCTAATGAAACTATTTGAAGAAGAGATGCAAAATAAAATCCGGCTGGATGTACTAACCTCTTATATAAATCACCATAATCAGATAAAGCAATAGGCGACTTGATCAATATTGAGAATATTTGATACAGCGCATTGTTCTGAATAAACTTTAATGATTCATAGCCGATTTGAGATTCACCTACAATAAACATTTGTTTTTTAGGATATTCTACTTCTACCTCTTCTCCGTAAAATCCCCTAAAGAAACCTTCGATTGAATTACGTGATCCTTTTACTCTATAAAACTTGGCCAATAAAGTACCCATAATCCTAGGATCACCAAAGAAAGATCCAGAATTAATATCAGAAGCTATCTCAGAAAATAAAAGATCAACTTTATCTAAATCTGCTTGTTGAATATCTCGAGATACAAGAAGATCAACAATATCTTCTTTAAATGAATCAACATAATCTCCCTCTAAATACTCATAATACTTTTCTAAAAAAGTTATGATATTAGGATATGTGTCAACGAAATACTCAGGAAGTACTTCCCTTATCTTTGAGTTGGCAAAGGAAAGGTTTCTCCTATTGAGATCTTTTATCTTATGTGTCATGTCAAGCTGATTACTGTATTCTGATAGTCAGTTACAGGTGAAACCGTTGATAGTTGACGATCTAAGCTAATGATATAATTGCGCAGAGGCTTGATTGTAGATTCATTTGCAGGTTTGACTGAAATTTTAAAAGTATCTCCTACTATGCTTTCTAAATTCAACGCTACAATATTTACTCTTCCAGCAGCGGGTACATACTCTCCTACATTATCTACTAAAACATTATTTGCTATATCAACTAGCTCTAAAGAAGTAGAATTCAATTTGTTTCTGATAAAGCAGCTGATTCCATTGTAAACACCTCTTGATGAAGTTAAAATATAATTTACGTCATCTGGATCTGCGAGTCTAACTGGATAGTTTAAAGCATAGTTTGTCGCGGTTCCAAGAGTTAAGTTTAATCTTTGTTGAATTTTTACAGACATTCTTGAGTTAAGGATAGCTGGAGATATATCATCGATCTCAGCCAATAAGTTTGATCTTCTAAAGGCAGAATTAAAGCTACTCAATGATCTGCTAAAATAAGATTCGATATAATTTTTTATGTCGGCTGAGACAGATTGCCCAGTTTTATCTGAGAGGTTAGGGTCAAAATTAAATGTAGTAGTTGTTTCGAGATACGTAAAAACTGGATCAGAGAAAACAGTATCAATTGACATGATAGCTAAGTTAGCAGATAAGTTATCGATAATATCATTCTTCACTGACCTCTGGACTGCTGTACTAATATCATCTTTAAATTGTAAACTAACATAAACTCTTCCATATATTGGAGGATCATTATCATTTCCACCCCAAGATATCACATCTTTAATATATGCCGAGTAATTATTTAAAATTTGAGCTTTATAGTCCTCAGCAGTAACCATCCTTTGCTGAGAAGCAAACGCAATAGGAGCGTTTGCTCTGATCGACTCAATACCTTCTTTTGCAGACCCTCCCGCAGATTCTGATACGACTGATACTGCTATAGTGTAATCGACTCCATCTACAGTAATTGAATTTGCTGTAGTAAAATTATCAGCGGCATTTGCAGATGAACCTGACGTAGACAAATATTGTGCAATAATCTTATTTCCTGCGACAGGTCTATTTCCTAATGTAGTTCCATCACTGAATATTAATTCATAGTATCCATTTGGAACTTCTTTAATTGAAAATAATTGAGAAGATTGAGTGACTCTAATTGCTTTATTAATATCTGAATAAGAAGAGAATGTTAAAGAAGATGGAGAATCGTATACTTTTACTGATAGAGTAGATGTATCAATAGTCTCATCTGGTATAACATAAACTTGTTTTTCATCAGCATCAGCAACTAAAAATGATTTTGTCTTAAGAGATCCTTCTACAATAGATATCTCTTGATTTCCGCTTGTATCTTCAAATACATATACTCCATTTCCGTCATCAAATGCAGTATATGGTTCGAGAGTCATGAACGTATAGTTAATACCGTCAACCGAAGTTGTAAATTCAGTATAAGCAGGAATATCAACACTAGCAGGTCTATTTGCAGACGATATTGTAAAGCTAAGATTGACACTTGCCCTTGCAGCAGTTGCCGATCTTGTATTATAGCCCAACACTTCTGCGTGAGATAAGACAGAAGATCTCAATTGAGCTGTTCCTAAGAAAGATTCGTTAATTGCAAAGTTTGCAATCAAACCATTCAAGTGTGTATTATACGCCAAGACATCCAAAATATTTGATAAACCACTTGCTTCAAAATCATAATCAGAAAACTCTTCTGAAGCTTGAAGATATGTCTTAAGACGTGACTTAATATTATTAAAGTCTAGATCTGATGATTTGATCGATGTTGCCATTTATCGTAACCTCGCAAGAGACACATCAATTGATACGACTTCTGATGTGCTGATAACTTGAAATTCAACCGTTACTTTTACATCATTATAATCTTCTAATATTAGAATATCAACATTCAATACTTTAGCTCTTGGTTCATAAGCAGAAATTGAAGCGATGATATTATCACGCATGTCATCGGCATCAAAGTCTTCAGTTAAAGAGAATAAGAATCTACTTAAATCACCACCATAATATGGTTGAAACGGTTTTTCTGTTGTATTTGTTAATAGGATATTTTTTACTGCTTGCTTCACAGCTGCAGCGTCTGTTTTCTTATAGATGTCTCCAGACGGACGATTTGCAAAAGCAAGGTCGATATCTCGATATTTCCTCGATCGAGTTGAAACGACAGAACTTTGTAAGTTTCCGTCTTCTGTAGAAAAAACTCTTGTTGTAGCCATGGTTCTATTTATTATTATTCAGCAAGTATTTCTATCAATTCATCAGTACTTTGTACATAATTGTTGAAACGAGTTTCTAAATTATTTTGATATGTTACTGTCCATGGAGGAACTATGAGAGGCATTATCATAATGATCTGTGCATTTAACTCTCCATCTGGGCTATACGTATCATAGTCAAGTATCATCTTTTCAAAGTTTAAATTTTCTTTAAAGTATACAGAGAGATCAAATGTTGCTTCCACTGCAGTTTTACCATTTTCATCAATAAGTTCGTAAACAACAGCTTGACCGTTTGCAAGATAATAGTTAGTACTTCCCCTA